TATATTAAATAACTGGCGTGTTACAAAGACATGTCTTAGATTAGGTAGTAGGATTATAGGTAAGTGTATGATGGGGTCAACGAGTAACGCGTTGGACAAAGGAGGCGATAACTTTAAAAAACTATATAATGCATCAGATGTCACTAAACGAAATAGAAATGGTCAGACGAAATCTGGTTTATACTCTTTGTTTATCCCAATGGAATGGAACTACGAAGGATTTATTGACGAGTACGGAGTTCCAGTATTCACTACTCCTGACAGCGATGTGTTTGCCCCAGACGGTGAACTAATAGATATAGGTGTAATAGATAATTGGCAGAACGAAGCTGATGGGTTGAAAGATGACCAAGATGCTTTAAATGAGTTTTACCGTCAGTTTCCTAGAACCGAAGAACACGCGTTTAGAGATGAGGCAATAGGAAGTATATTTAATTTAATAAAAATATATGAGCAGATAGATTATAACGAAGAAATGTCTAGAACACTTGGGATTACACGGGGTAATTTTCAATGGATTAGTGGAGTGAAAGATTCTAACGTTATTTTTTATCCAGATCCTAAAGGTAGATTTAAAGTTAGTTGGGTACCACCTCAACATTTACAAAATAAAGTGGTTATTAAAAATGGTATAAAATATCCTGGTAACGAACACATGGGAGCATTTGGTTGTGACTCTTACGATATATCAGGAACTGTAGATGGAGGAGGTTCTAAAGGAGCATTACACGGTTTAACTAGGTTTAGTATGGAAGATGCTCCTGCGAATAGTTTCTTTTTAGAGTACTTATCAAGACCGCCCACGGCTGAGATATTCTTTGAAGACGTTTTAATGGCGCTAGTATTTTACGGAATGCCGATACTCGCAGAGAATAATAAACCTAGATTGCTGTACTATTTAAGAAGGAGAGGATATAGAGGTTTTTCTATGAATCGCCCTGATAAAGTTTGGAATAAGTTATCTGTGGCAGAGAGAGAAGTTGGTGGAATACCAAACTCTTCGGAAGATATAAAACAAGCTCATGCAGCTGCAATTGAAATGTACATACAAGATCACGTTGGCATGAAGCAAGATGGAACTTTTGGTGATTTGTATTTTAATACTTTACTCAACGATTGGTCTAGATTTGATATAACAAAAAGAACAAAGTTTGATGCGTCTATAAGTTCTGGTTTAGCTATTATGGCGAACAATAGACATTTATATGCACCAAACGCTAGGGTTGAAAAACAACCACTAAATATAAACATTTCCAAATATAACAATGTTGGAAATTCGTCTAAAATAATTAAAAAATAAATATGGCAGAGTCTGGCATTAAAAATTATTTTCCTAGTCAAGCGGTTAGTGATGTAGAAAAACTAAGTTACGAATATGGTTTAAAAGTAGCTAAAGCTATAGAGCAAGAATGGTTTAATTCAGAGAGAGTATCTAATAGATATATATCTAATCATAATAGATTTCACGATTTAAGATTATACGCTAGGGGAGAACAATCAACTAAAAAATATAAAGATGAGTTATCTATAAATGGTGATTTGTCTTATTTAAATTTAGATTGGAAACCAGTTCCAATTATTTCTAAATTTGTTGATATAGTTGTAAATGGTATGACAGAGAGAATGTATGATATAAAAGCATATTCTCAAGATCCTTATGGAGTTGCAAAAAGAACAGAATACATGGAATCAGTGTTAACTGATATGAGGGCTAAAGAATTTAACGATTACGCCTTTCAAGCTTTTAATATTAACATGTATGAAAACGAAAAACAAGATTTACCAGAGACAGAAGAAGAATTACAGTTGCACATGCAACTTACATATAAACAAGCTGTAGAAATAGCAGAAGAGCAAGCTTTAAACGTGTTAATGAAAGGTAATAATTACGATTTAATACGAAAAAGATTTTATTATGATTTAGCTGTACTAGGTATTGCAGCTACAAAAACTGGTTTCAACACCTCAGAAGGTGTAACCATAGATTATGTTGATCCAGCTAATCTAGTATATTCCCATACCGATTCCCCTTATTTTGATGATATTTATTATGTTGGTGAAGTAAAAACAATACCCGTTAATGAATTAGCAAAACAATTCCCCCATCTAACAGAGAGTGATTTAGAAGAACTAGTAAGCAATAATTCTAAAAAAAGTAGAAGTGGTCACGCGTCTAAGCAAGATGATAAAAATAAAATACAAGTTTTATATTTTAACTATAAGACCTATATGAATGAGGTTTACAAGGTAAAAGAAACGGCGAGTGGAGGAGATAAAATAATACAAAAAACAGATACTTACAATCCACCTACTGACAAAGAAGGTTCTTATGGTAGAATATTAAGATCTATAGAATGTCTATATGATGGGGCTATGATTCTTGGTACGGAAAAATTACTTAAATGGGAGATGTCTAGAAATATGATGCGTCCTAAAAGCGATTTTACTAAAGTAAAAATGAATTATAATATAGTAGCGCCTAGGATGTATAATGGAAAGATCGAATCTTTGGTTGGTAGAATAACAGGTTTTGCTGATATGATTCAGTTGACTCATTTGAAGTTACAACAAGTATTATCTAGAATGGTTCCTGATGGTGTTTATTTAGATGCAGATGGTCTAGCAGAAATAGATTTAGGTAATGGTACTAATTATAATCCTCAAGAAGCTTTAAACATGTTCTTCCAAACTGGTAGTGTTATTGGTAGATCTATGACCTCTGAAGGAGATATGAATCCAAGCAAAATACCTATTCAAGAGATAACTTCTAATAACGGTGGTGCTAAAATGCAAAGTTTAATTCAAACATACAACTATTATTTACAAATGATAAGAGATGTAACTGGATTAAACGAGGCTAGAGACGCTAGTACACCAGCAAAAGATGCTTTAGTTGGTGTTCAAAAATTAGCAGCGGCTAATTCTAATACAGCTACTAGACATATATTAAACTCTGGATTATATTTAACGGCAGAAGTAGCTGAAGCTTTATCTTTGAGAATATCTGACATTATAGAATATTCTCCAACTAAAGATGCTTTTATTCAAGCTATAGGAGCTCATAACGTGGCTACATTAGAAGAAATGTCGGAATTACATTTATATGACTTCGGTATATTTATAGAATTACTGCCTGATGAGGAAGAGAAAGGAATGTTAGAAAATAATATTCAAATGGCTTTACAACAACAGTTAATTGACTTAGAAGATGCTATTGATTTAAGAAATGTGAATAATATTAAATTTGCCAATCAACTACTCAAAATACGTAGAAAGAAAAAACAAGACAGAGACCAACAATTAAACGAGAAGAATATACAAGCCCAAGCACAAGCCAATGCTCAAGCACAGCAAGCAGCTGCACAGGCGGAGGTTCAAAAAAACCAAGCATTGACACAGATACAAACTTCATTAGAGCAAATGAAAGCTCAACTTGAGTCACAAAAGTTAGAACAAGAAGTGGGACACAAAAAGCAGTTGATGGCTTTAGAGTTCCAATATAACATGCAGTTGAAGGGAATGGAAGTACAAAGTGTTTTGAGTAGAGAGAAAGTTAAAGAAGATAGAAAGGATAAAAGAACTAAAATCCAAGCATCTCAACAAAGTGAGATGATTGAACAAAGAAACACCGGTAAACCACCTAAAAACTTTGAGTCCGCAGGTAATGATACCTTAGGAGGATTTGATTTAAGTAGTTACGAACCGAGTTAGAATTATTAATTATTATTATATTATATTATGGAAGAAAACGAAGAAAACGTAGTTGAGGAAACTACGCAGGAAAATGTAGACCAAACTCCTGTAGAAAACACAAGCAAGACTGAGGAAACACCTCAAATTGATGAATCTAAATTTGATAGCGCGGGTAATGACAATGTTGTCAAGATAGATTTAAGTAAACCAATAACACCAGAACAAAATGAAACTAAAGAAGATAACGCTAACGACAGCGGAGTGGTTGCAGAGCCTGAAAATGCCGACGCCCCACAAGAACAAGAAAAAGTACAACCGGAAGCTGAAACACAAGAAAGTCAAGTATTAGAAGAAATTACTGAAGAAGGTGAAGATCAGGAAATCGAAGTACAAGCTACTCAAGAGCAGGTTAACGAAGCTATAGCTGAAGCTGAGGTTACCGGGGAACCATTACCAGAGAATATCCAAAAGTTAATGAACTTTATGGAAGAGACTGGTGGAGATTTAAATGACTATGTTAAACTTAACCAAGATTATGATAATCTTAAAGATCAGGATTTATTATATGAATATTATAAGCAAACAAAACCTCATTTAAATAACGAAGAAATTAACTTCCTTATGGAAGACAACTTCTCTTACGATGAAGATTCCGATGAGAGAGATGTAAAAAGAAAACAATTAGCGCTTAAAGAGCAAGTTGCCAGCGCTAAAAGCCACTTGGACGGGCAAAAGTCCAAATACTATGAAGAAATCAAAGCGGGTAGTAAACTTACGGGTGAGCAACAAAAAGCAATTGATTTCTTTAATAGATACAACAAGGAAGCAGAAGTGAATAAGAAGATGGCTGAAAAACAGAGATCTCAATTTCTTGATGGTACCAAAAAAGTATTTAACGATAAGTTTAAAGGTTTTGAATACGAAGTTGGTGACAAGAGATTTAGATTTAATGTTAAAGATGTGGAATCTGTAAAGGAAAACCAAAGTGATAGTGATGTATTTTTCAAAAAGTTTTTGAATAAAAATAATCAAATAGAAGACACTAAGGGATTCCATAAGGCTCTATATACGGCTATGAATTCTGACGCTGTTGCAAAACACTTTTACGAACAAGGAAAAGCTGATGCTATGAAAGATAGTATAGCTAAATCAAAAAACGTTAGTATGAACCCAAGACAGAGTCATGGTGTTGTAGAAGCTGGCGGTATGAAAGTAAAAGTGTTAGGTGATAATTCTTCTGATTTTAAGTTTAAAATTAAAAATAGAAAATAAATTAACAATTTAAAACAATTATAAAATGGCAATTACGGCAGGGGCGTCGTTGAATTTAGTCCCTAATCCAATTCAACAAGCGTTGGGTACCAACTTTATCGATTTTACTGCGGGTGCAACCGCAGGTTGGGCACAACAATATTTACCAGATCTTATGGAGAAAGAAGCTGAGGTTTATGGAAACAGAACAATCTCAGGATTTCTTTCACAAGTAGGAGCTGAAGAGTCTATGACTTCTGACCAAGTAGTTTGGTCTGAACAAGGTAGATTACACTTAGCGTACACAGGTACAGTTACAATCGCAACATCTATTGTAGCAATTGCTGGTCACGCTTCTTCAAACGCTGCGTATGTAGCAGGATCACACGGTCTTAGAGTCGGTGATACTTGTTTAGTAGCTCATGCGGCTGGATTTACATATCCAGGAAGAGTTACAGTTGTAGCAACGGATAACGTTACAATACTTCCTTATGGTGGTGCACATACTACCAATATTACTGGTGGTGTTGGTAACGGTGGAGTTGTTACAGTACTTAAGTATGGATCTGAATGGCCGAAAGGTTCTGACACTCCATATACTACAGCTAACGAACCAGATTTCATGTCTTTTAGCAACAAACCTGCTATTATTAGAGATATGTATCACGTTTCAGGTTCTGACGCATCTGCAATAGGATGGGTTGAAGTAGCTGGAGAAAGTGGTGAGTCTGGATACTTATGGTATTTAAAAGCTGAAGGTGACACTCGAATGAGATTTACTGACAACTTGGAGATGACATGTTTAGAAGGTGAAGTTCCAGTTGCTGGTTCGACACTTGATACGCAAACTCTAGGGGGTGCGTTACAAACTGGTGGTGGTGTTAATTTCGGTACTCAAGGTTTATTTGACGCTGTAGATACTAGAGGTAATATTACTAATGGTATCACAGGTGTTGGATGTGCTAATGATTTGAACGAATTTGACGCTATCTTAGCTGAGTTTGATAGACAAGGTGCTATTGAAGAAAACATGATGTTCGTTAACAGATCAACTAGCTTAGCTATTGATGATATGTTAGCATGTATGAATTCTTACGGTGCTGGTGGTACTTCTTACGGAGTATTTGATAACTCTGAAGACATGGCGTTAAACTTAGGTTTCTCTGGATTCCGAAGAGGTTCTTATGACTTCTACAAATCTGACTGGAAATACTTAAACGACGCTGGTACTAGAGGTGTTCTTAATACTCAAGATCCTACTAATGCAATTAGAGGTGTCTTTGTTCCAGCTGGAGTATCTTCAGTTTATGACCAATCATTAGGAAAGAACCTTAAACGTCCTTTCTTACATGTTCGTTATAGAGCTTCTCAAACAGATGACAGACGATTCAAAACTTGGGTTACTGGTTCTGTTGGGGCTGCAACAAGTGAATTAGACGCAATGCGAGTTAACTACTTATCTGAAAGATGTTTAGTTACTCAAGGTGCTAATAACTTTATGCTAATCAAAGGATAAGCATTTATATTTTAAAAGACCGGGGCTTCGGCCTCGGCCTTTTATTTTTATTAATTTTATTATATATTATATTATGGCAAAAAAACAAAAAAATACAAAAGTCTCATTACAGGCAGATCCTGGGGATGAGCATATAGAAACAATGGTTGTAGAACAACCAAAAGTTGAAACACCGGTTATGGAAAAACCATTACCGAAAAAGAAACAAACTTGGGAAATAAAAGATAGAGTGTATATGCTTAAGGGTAGAAAAAAACCCCTTACGTTCATGATGAAATCTCACACAATATATTGGTTCGATGAAGAAAAAGGTTATGAAAGAGAACTTAAATATTGTAAAAACCAAAGAACATGTTTTGTTGATGAAATGGTAGGAGATCATAGATTAGAACATATAGTGTTTAAAAATGGAATGTTATTAGTTCAAAAAAATGAAGTTACATTACAAAAACTTTTATCTTTATACCATCCATCAAAAGATCTTTTATATTACGAATTCAAAGCCCAAGAAAAAGCTGTAGATGAGATTCAAATATTAGAAGCGGAATTAGAAGCAATGAATTTAGCTAAAAATTTAGATATTGATTTAGCTGAAGCGATTATGCGTACAGAAGTTGGATCTGATGTATCTAAGATGAGTTCTAAAGAGATTAAACGTGATTTACTTATATTCGCTAAGACTAATCCTAATTTATTCATAGAATTAGCTTCGGATGAAAATGTTCACCTTAGAAATATGGGTATTAGAGCTACTGAAGCGGGTATAATAACCTTATCAACAGATCAAAGAGTATTTAGTTGGACTTCTAACAATAGAAAACTAATGAATGTTCCTTTTGATGAACATCCTTATTCAGCTTTAGCCGCTTGGTTTAAGACTGATGAAGGAATGGAAGTATTTTCAAGTGTAGAAAAACAATTGAAGTAATCAAACTGTAGTAGCGATCGCCCTACGGGGCGATTGCATAACTACAAAATTTAATTATATGGATAAAAATAAATCAAAAGGATTAGGCGATTCAATAGAAAAAATTACAAAAGCAACTGGAATAAAAAAAGTTGTTGACGCTGTTAGTAAAACCGTGAAAAAAGATTGTGGTTGTGCTAAAAGAAAAGACACTTTAAATAGATTATTCCCTTATAATAATAAATAGAGAATATGGTTAATGTAGACACGGTTTACCAAAGAGTTTTAGCCTTAGCAAATAAAGAACAAAGAGGATATGTAACTCCGCAAGAGTTTAACTTATTTGCAAATATGGCACAATTAGAAATATTTGAACAATACTTCTATGATTTAGATCAGTGGAGAAGAAAACCTGGTAATGATACTTTATATGCTGATAGAGTCTCGAGACTTGAGGATAAAATAGAAATATTCCTTGATGTAGCTGGACCTGGTATTATTACTGGTACTTGGGGTACAGCTGGTTTTAACCCAACAGTGATAACTATACCGAGTTTTGTACACACAATAAAACGTGTTGAACTATCTCCAGATGCGATAATAACACCTTACGTATATTGCGATAGGGTTAATAATGAAGATTTTAATAACATAGCATCTACA